GATCATTGCCATTAGTTGTTCTCCAGCACTACCGAATAGTGATACCAATGTACTAAACCCTGCACCTAAATCTATTTCCCCTATTTTAATCTCTCCTATCATTCCTTCTATACCAGTTTGTACTCCTTCACCTATGCTTGTTATACCATTCCATATACTTTCTCCTACACTTGTTAATCCATCCCATATGGTTGTACCCAGACCTGTTATTCCAGTTGTAACTGCTTTCTGTGCATTTCCAAATTGTGCAAACCAATCCCATATCTGTTTTAATAATCCTTGGAAGCTATTAGAGAATGATGTACCTATATTTGCAAACCACTGAATTAATCCAGTTAGTGCAGTACCCATTGTTTGAACTGCATTCTGGAATGCCATTGTTACCCAGTTCCAACCCTGCTCTAATGCAACATATACATTTTCAAATCCTTCAGAAAGCCAAATATATGCATCACTTAATGCAGAATGAATATTACCAAAGAACCCTGTTATACCACTCCATACTGCTTGCCATGTAGCAGTATCAAACAACGCACCAAATAAAGCTGCTAATCCTCCACCAACACCACCAGTTATTGTTTCCCAAAACTTTGAAAATATATTATCTTTCTGCATATGAACTCCTGCTGATCCAGTTGTCTTTTCTTCTATTCCTTCTCTTTGTCTTAACCATTTTGCTGGGTCTCTTTGGAATAAGTCTACTTCTTCTAATGGGCCTCCTGCTTCTGCAAGTCCTGTTGCTGGATCTACCCATGCTGGGGTTGCTTCGAATCCAAACAATCCTTTTAATGCTCCCCATCCCTGTGATATAGCTTTCATTGCACCACTGTAAATTGCCATTACTGGATCAATGAAGAATCCTAATGCTACGTGACCCCATTTCTCACCTTCTTTCATCCAACCTCTTCCAGCTTGGAAGAATGGTATAGCAACTTCCTTAAGGAAATAAATAAATAATGGTCTAAAGAATGCACCAAAGAAATCTCCTATAGGTCTAAGAATTAATGTGAATGCTGTGTTCATTATTTTCATCATGGCCGTCATAAGTGGAGATGCTTGTATAGCTTTTACAATTAATCCAGACGCTAGTGCCATCATTCCACCACTAAGAAGAGTACCACCCATTCCAGATGGCATTTTCTCTGCAAGTTTACCACCAGTTTTTTGCCAAATCTTTTGAGCACCACCTGATATTTTCATACCTATCTTATTTGCTTTGCTTGCAAGTGCTAATCCCTTTGACACTATTTTAAATACATTATTATATGAGTCAGAAGCAAACTTTTGCATTCTACTCCATGCCTTTTTTAATACTGCTTGTTGTGATGATGACATTTTACTCCAAGCTTGACTCAAGTGAGATTTTAATGAAGATTGAAGTGACCTTAAATATCCTTGTATCTGTTTTGGTAACATAGAATATAAACTCTTAACCATAGCCTGAAAATTATTTTGTAATTTTTTCCAGTTTGCCATTTCTGGAAGAATACCCATTAGTGCATTTGATGGTTTATCAGGTTGCTTTTTCTTGTTTGCATTAATTAACTGTTGCATTAGTTTATTATTTAATTGAGCCCCCTTGGCCATAACACCTAATCCAGCAGCCATATGTTTTTGCTGGGTTAACTGTTGTTTTAGTAGACTTTGTACTGCTTTACCATATTGTGCCTGTGTTGCTTGAAGTTTATTGATAGTAATTCCTAATTTAGATATACCTTTGTTCATTTTGGTTATTTCTTTGCCTAAATTTTGGATTGCCTTTAGGCTAGTCTTGTCAAATTTGATATTGAAATCTGAACCTGTGTCGTCTGCCATATATATGATAACGTTGTCTTAGTTTATAATTATTCCTATTGACGCTTCTTCTTCTTGGAATTTGCGTGCATTGCCCTTGGATTCTTATGCTTTTTAGGCTTGTTAAACACTCCTCCTCTTGCTTGCTCTCCTATTGGAATTCCCCTTGTTCCAGGAGTTAATTCATCTCTTAATACAACTAATAGATTCTTTATGTATTTAAATGGTTGTCTATCTACTTGTGCCTTATCCCACCCAAATTCGTGAGCACAGGTAACGTATATCTTATAAACTAACTGATCTTGTTGATCGAGTCTTCGAAGGGTTTCATCATTTGATTCAAGTAGTTCCCTAAAGGGTATGCTGCTAGTATCTTCTCTGCGATACTTGTAACCTCCTTGTAACCTAGTCCGTTTAGTCCACTTTCAGAAATTTCAAATGGTGCCTTTTTTAATGTGTTTAACATTATCTCTTTTCTGTATGTCTGAACATTTGTAACTGGATTTGTTCCTTCTTGAAAATTAGCACATTTCTTAATTATCTCTTCAAATTTACCAAAAGGCATATCGTCCTCATATTCTATTTCAGAGGCTACTCCCTTAAAATCTATCGAGAATGTCTTTAATACCATGATAGTCTTATAATCATATGGTTATATAAAGGTTTCTATAAAGCTGTGGCTATATTGTTATCAGCTACTACAGATGCTGTTTTTGCTCTCCAGTTAATTGTCTCAAATACTGGCTCTACTGGAACTATACCGTCTATTGATATGCTGTCAGGTCTAACTCCTGATAGTTTTATTGTTATTGATTTCTTTGCTGTACCAGTTCCACCGTTATCAAATGTTAATATTGCGTCTACATTTGAACCAGCTACCCCTTCTCTGATATATGATTTTGTTAATGGTTTCTCTATCTGGTCAAGTATCTGTAGTAATTTCTTATTATTTACCCAAGATGCTTGGAAGTTTCCTGTAATATCGAATACTCTTCTGTATGTTGCTACTGCTTTGTTTGATCCTACTGTATAAAGTAATGCTGGGTTTTGGCCAAATGTCACATTTGCACTTTGTAATTCTGCTACTACAGAACCATTTGCATCTGTGTCTGCTGCGTCATCTCCATACCATCTTAGTTCTCCATGAGCAAATGTATATGGGAAATTAACGTCATCGTTTGGTGGGCTTGCATGATATGTTGTACCGTTATCTGATTCATTTCCATATGCTATATCGGCAGAACAGTCAATTGTTCCGTCTATAGAAGCACCTATTGATAAAGAGTTTAATATACATCCAGTTGCTTGTCTCACAATATTCTCATCTTGAGATGCAAATCCTATTTCTACTGAAAATGGTGTTACTGTCTTTGCTCCAGAAACATCCCCAGTTGTACCCCACGTATGAACGTATGGCCCAGAACCTGTTGTTGTCTGTGCTCCATAAAGTGCTCTAAAAATCCAAGGATTTGATAATACAAAGTCTACTGATAATGATCCTGTCTGTTGTCCGAAAGCATATTGTGCCACTTCAACTTGATTTAGTCTTGGTAATTCCTTTGGCGAGTGTCCTAATGTCCATGAACCTAATTTGGCATTTAATCCGAATGCTTTATGAGTAGAATCATTAAAAGCTGATGTGCCAAATGTATCTTCCCAGTCGTATCTTACATAACTAGATGCACCTGTTCTTACCATTTATATCACTCTCTGTTCTTCATATTTGCTTATAAAGATTGCTCTCATGGGTCTATTTTCCTATATGTTATTCTAACCATATGTCTGAACATATTCCTATAGAGACGGCTAAGTGGTTCTGTTCCAACTATTCTTAGATCAACAGATCCAGCTCTCGTTATTTGATCTTTTATAATTCTTACTACTTCTTTTACTAATTCATCATGCCTATCTATATTCTGGTATGATCTAATGTCAAGAGTAAGATCTATTCCATGTAAGTGATTTGCACCACCGAGACTGAAATATTGTATAGACTCATTAGTAGGTTCTATTAATATTATACCTTTTTTTACCTCCATATCTCCAAAACCTATGACTTTTTCATCCCATATTCTTTCTATTCTTGGTATTGTTCCACCAGAACTAGTATTCCACTTAGTCTTTAGCATATCCATTACATCGTCAATTACATCATAAGTTGCTATAGTCATTGTGGTCCAAACTCCGACCATTCTTTGTTACTCATTCGTGAATATTCGTCTTCATAACGTCTTTGAGGAATTATTTTTCTTTGTCTTCTTCCCTGCTTTCCATAGTAAACCACCACAGGTTCATGTTTTTCATCATAATTACTATAGAATTTTTCTTCTTCTTTACTTGTTGGTTGGTTATTCATTGGATCTACAGTGGCATATCTTTGTAAACCATTATCATGTATTGCCTTTCCAAATAAATATGTTAATCTGTCAACCATACTTGCCTGTCCTTTATCTGATTTAGCATGATATTCTTTCCTAAGTCCTGGATCCCTTCTAATAACTCTGAACTCAACCCAGCTTGCTAGTCTTTTAACGTTTGGCCATACTCCTTTTTGTACTCCATAAAATTCATAATCCATAATATCTTTTAGACTACCTCTCATTGTTACGCTTCCACCTTTTCCTTTTTTTGATTTATGCCATACTAATCCCTGATTAACCTGTTTTTTAGTAAATCCACGTTCTTTAACTAGCCATAGTTTTGCATTACTTTCACCTCTAGTAATCAATGCATTTGTAATCTCATCCTCCATATCTTCCATACTTATATTCTGTGAACCTGCTGTCTTTTTGAATGCATTTAACATTCTACCTTGCATTGCCTTTAACAGCATCCCCTTAGCATTATGTGGTATCATTATGGTATAATGTATACTTCTCTACGATTGTCGATGCATTTTTCAATATCTGTTTCCCATCTTGCCTTTACTGCTTGTAAATCTATACCAGTTCCTCCCATTGGTAGCCTATCCATTCTAAGACTTGTATTTACAAGTTCAATGGCTGTCATTTTAATAATACAATCTGCAATATCTCCAGGAATTGTGGTGTCTCCACCAAATCCTTCTCCACCATATCTGTAAGTAACTCTAACTCTGTTCTTTCTTAAAATTGAAAATATATAACCTCTAAGATGTACTGTTCCTCTTTCATAATTAGCGTCATACCATTCACTGTTTCCTAGTATGTCAGACCAAGTTGAAGATGATCCCTGCCAAACTTCTATCTTATCTCCTTCAGCAGCATCAAAGTCGTACAAGTTTCGGTGTGCTAAGAATAAAGGTGTACCCCAACCAAAAGTATAAAGTAGTGGTAAGTCGTGTAATTCTCTTGTTATAGTCTTTGATCTCCATGCGTGACCCATTCTCCTATCAAGTTCGTCCTCTTTTCTGTTGATTATCTTTTCTACCTGTGCCTTGTTTGGACTTGTTGTTGCTGTTATTGGTATTCTAAGGAAATCTGCTACATCGCCTGCTGTACAATACGTAGTTGCCATACTATATATTAAACGCTAATGTATATAAATTTACTTAAAGACTACAGTTACTTCAGCACTACCATCACAATCTGCGAATATCCCATTCTCAAATCTTCTATGAATGTTTTGATAGTTACCCTCTATTGCTGTGAATATGGTACATTCTATAGGTGTTGCACTATCAGTTGTTCCATTTCTAAATTCTATTTTATTTGATCCAGATCCTTTCTTAGTGACAAAAACTGCCACCAGAACTCCGTGACTTCCCTTTATTAAAGTATCTGAGTTAAAGGAAACTACATTATGATTAAGCTCTACCATATTGATTTATTATAAATGTGAATATATATAAAGTTTACCAAAGTAAAGAAAAAAAAGTGGCTTTTTGGACTCTAGTAGCCTATGACTAGGAACTCAAATATCTTACTGTTTGTAAGGTTTGAGGCGTTTGCTAATTCTGCGAATGCAGCTCCTGAAGAACCACCAACTGTATAGAGTTTAATCTTTTCATTGGTTTTGTCATATTCTACCTTGTGTAGTGAATCCGTGAATGTTGGGATTACTGCAACGAGTGTAGAGATTCTTCCCTCTTTGAGGTCAGCTGCCACTCCGTTGGTTGCATAGTTGTCAGAGCCACCGAATGTAACTTTGACAGCATATACTCGCAGCTTTGATACTAATGCTGCTTGCCATGAGAGAGTTTTTCTCACGTTAGCGTTTGTCCAATCAGATGAACTAATTGTTAGTGCCATTAATATGTGAATATACTAAAGACTTATAAAGATTATTGCCACCAAGATCCTAACAGATGTATACCTGTGAGTGATTCTACTAGTATACTTCCAAATAGAAATATGATGATCAAATCTCTAGTTTTTGCCAATTTGTCGTGATGTTGCCATACTACCATGTTATAGCGTTTTCTTACATCCATATAAAGTTATCTCCACTTGTCTCTACTATTACATTGTGTACATTTAAGAATTCCTTTATGATAACCACAATCTTTACATTTTAATGAAAAGTCTACTGCTTCATTCTTTCCAGTTCTTCTGAGCATTATTATAGCTAACGCCCCCAAAACTATCATTCCGATAATATATGTGATCATTATATAATTAGTATATACAAGTATATATCTTTTTGCTATTTAAAAAAAAGAAAAATTTGGCCGAAGCCATTCAATTTTATTCTAGAGTTTTATATCTCTAATCTTACCCTGTGATTTGAAGTGTCTACAAACAGTTTCGCCCATAGTCCTGAATACACCTTTCTCAACAAATGCATTGTTGACAAATGGATATCCTGGTGAACGTCTTGTAGCTTCGTAGTACTCTGTTGGGATTGCGATTTGGATACCGATTCTTGGGTAACCATATCCTTCTGCATCAGATGTATCAAATGCGAATAGTCTTCCGACTTCACTGGCATCGCCAGAGTCGCTTGGTGCATCCTTGCTTGGGATAAATGGAATTCCATAGATTGAATCTACGTGAATACCAACGCCTGTTCCTTTGAATGTTTGGATACCGTTTACGTCTACCTGTACGAGTGCCTCACCATATGGGTTTGGAATACGAACAGATGGCATATACAGTCCTTGTATTTCAGAGTATACTTCGTGAGAACCTAGCCATACATTTGGATCTTTACCTGCTGCTATCCTAATCTTTCGTAAGAAAGCTCTTAGGGTATCATCAGTTAAGACACCGTTTGTACCGATTGTTCCAGAAGCTGATTCAACTGTACTGTCGAATGTTGAAGAACTATCTCTGTCAATGGTTGCGTTGGCAGCCCATGGATCATAAGAACCAGTTGTTGATGCACCTAACGCAGTTTCTTCTGCATTGGATGAAACAATTCTGTCTAATGACTCAAAGTCTGTTGTTCCAGCGTTTGTACCAGATCCAGTGATTGTACCTTCTACGTCTGCAAGTAGTTGTCTGTTAAGGAATTCTTTGTGTTGTACTGCCATGTACAATCGAAGTGAACCAAGTCCACCCCAAATGTCGTCCTTGCTGTGTGTTGCTAACCATTCCATAACTTCAGATGCTGAGAAAGGCAGTTGTGCTGTCTTTGGTCGAACATCGATTTCTTGGAGTGTTGGCTTTACTGTTTCAGCAATGGATCCACCTTCTGCTGTACCACCTAATGCAGTGTTTCCACTGTTGGTGTTAAGAGTTGGTTTTGCAGTAATAACCCTCCATCCAGATTTATCCCATGG